TTGATAATGCGTCACGTGCTTTTGTATTTTCTGTATATTTAAATGATGTTGAAGAAGGAGGAGAAACAGAATTTTTACATTTTTCAAAAAGAGTAAAACCAAAAAAAGGTAGAATAGTTATATGGCCTGCAAGTTTTCCTTATGTGCACAGAGGTAATCCACCGATATCTGGTGAAAAATATATCTTAACTTCTTGGATAAAACTTAAACCATGATAAGTTCTATTAAAAGTTTTAAAACAAACACTATTAATAATTCCATATCAATAACTTATCCTAAAACGGTAAATATAATTTTTGGTAATTATCCATACCCTGAAATAATTCACAATTTTATAGTAGCTATAAAATCTAATTTAGATCCTAAAATGGAAAACTATAGTAATGTAAAAGGTGGAATGACAGATTGGCATTATTTTTTAGATAAACCTGAATTTAATAATTTTATAACTTATTTAATTAATAAATATCAAACTACTCAACCTGAATTATTTGAATATTTTTTAGAAAAAAGATATATTAGAGACGCTTGGGGAAATGAAATAAAACCAGGAGATAGTTTAAATTATCATTCTCATCCTTGTTATCATGGTATTTTATATTTAACTAAAGGTTGTGATTTAATATTGCCTGAATTAAATTTAAAAATAACTCCTAAACCTGGAGATTATTATATATTTCCACCAGAAATATCACATGGATTTGATCCTTACAAAGGAGAAAATAATAGATATAGTTTAATATTTAATATTGATTTAAGATTAGATAATTTATTTGATTTTAATAATAAATATATTAAGAAGAATAAGAAGTAGGTCTTGCACCTAATCTAGCAATTTTTTCAGCTTCAGTTTCATCTTCAACATTGTCATTATCCCAATCAGCTTGTAATTTAGATAAATGAACTACATCCCATCTAGAAGAAAATTGACTTATGTCTCCTAAATTAGCATCTGCATAAGTTGTATGTTGAGTTTCGTCTCTGTACTCTACTTCATCAGTAGGTGTAGATGTTCCATATTGAATAGCCCATATATTTGAAAATTTAGAATCAGACCAAAAAGAATCATCAGATATAACATATCCAATACCTTCACTAGCACCTTCTGCGTAATTTTTAATTATACATTTGTCTTCGAATACTATTGTCCAATTTCCTTTTGCTGCCATTTTTCTCCTAAGTTTTTATAATATAAATTAATGTTAAATAAGGTTGTAGAATAGACGGATTAACTGCGCTACCACTAAAGTTACTTGAACTTGAACTAGAGGCATTACCACTACCACTAAAGTTTGCACTCATATTGTGAGAGTGTGAACCACCTGAACCTGTGTTACTTGTACCATAATTTGATTGAGGACCATACTGTCTGTTTATTATGTATCGAGTTCCTCCACCTTGTCCTTGGTTAGAAAGCTCTGGAAAAGTGTGTGAGTGAGAAGCTAACTGTGGAGTTGATAAAGCTGCATTGGCGGTTGAACCTGCAACGTTTCCTGTAACGTTAATGTTTGTATTTGTATTTGTAGATACACTACCAGCAGCGGTCACTGGAGTAGTATTTGCTCCACCAGTAGATGCTAAAGCTTTACTTCCAGATTTACCTACAACAACTTCGTCTTGTAAATCCGGTACATTAAAAGTAGATGAACCATTACCTGCACCATAAGTTGTACCTATAACTGCATATAAAGCTGAGTAAGTTGATCTTGAAACTGCTGATCCATCACATTCTAAAAAACCTGTTGCTACACTTGATTTTGTCCAAGGAACTACTGTTCCTGTTGGGATACCTCCTACAAGAAGCGATCCACCATTAATCATTTCCGTTCCGCCTGAGTATAATGCCATTATAAATCTCCTTTTACCTTATCTAGTTTAATTTTAAATTTATCACCAGATATATTATTAATCATAAATATATCATTTTCACCTTCTTGTAAAGTCCAATTTCCTTTAGTTCCATCTACTATATTACCTTTTTCTTTAAACTTATTAGTAAGATGTAAGTCACCTGTATATATGTCTCTAAATACATTTCCAGAAGCTCCTAAATCATATGTGTCATTAGCTCCAGGTAAAATGTGACCTGAAACTCTTAAAGCTCCTGTTGAACTTAAAGCTTCTAAAACATTAGTTCCATCAGAATATAATATTTTTTTACCTTTATCAGCTGTGCCCCAAGTAACACCTGTTCCAGAACTAGTTTTAAAAGTTACTGTATGTGCTCCTGTTGTTGCATTTTCTACGATATAAGTTTTTTCAATAGAATCAGGAATTACTACATTAACATTTCCTGATATAGTCCCTGTTAATTTTAATACTTGGTTTTTACCATTTGATACTGCACTACCTGTAAAAGCTAATGTTGCACCTGAAGTAATTCCAACTGCTTCATAACCACCAATTGCTTGTTCTAAAACTAAAAGGTTAGTATTAGTTATTTGTCCCCAAGTTCCTGAATTTTCTCCAGTTGCTTGAACTGTTAATTTTAAACTAGCTGATGTTGAATTTGGCATATTTTAATTCCTTAATATTTAATTTTATTCTATTTTTACTTAAAATCAAGCTACTTCTTTCCAACCCGGAGGTTCGATAGGAGCACCGTCTGTATCAACTTCACTCCATAATGTAAACGTAATATCATTTCCTTGAGCCATAGTCATAGGTATTCCTGTTAATATAGCTAACGAATCTGGTGCTGTTGCAGTTCCCTCCTGCATAGTCATTGCTTGACCAGTCACATCTATTAAACTATTTGCATCTGCAACTGCTGTACCAAGAGCAGCTGTCATAGCAATACCTGTTTGAGTAACACTAGCATCTCCAGTGACTGTTGCAGAATTTTCTTGCATAGTCATTGCTTGACCAGTAACTGAAACATCTACATCAATAAAAGCAACAGCACTTCCTAAATTTATATTAGATCCAATTCCTGTTACATCTGTTACAACATCAGTAAACGCTTGAACAGTACCTTGAACCATAGGTAATGAAAAACCGGTAGCTGCAGCATTAGCATCTCCAGGAGATAACACATTGTTTTCTTGAATTGTTAATGAGAACCCTGTTAACGAAACAATACTATCTCCTGTAACCTGTGCAATATTACCAAGTGACATAGGAAGAGGGAATGTTCCTACGATTCCACCAACTGTAGCTTCTACTCCAACAGGAATATTAAATGTAGAAGGGCTCAATGTAGCAAAAGGTGCTTGAGCAAAAGTTGTTAATGTGTCTTGTGTAAGATTATTTACATTAGCAGTTAAATCAAAACCTGTTACAGGTACATCAGAATTAGCAGTTGTTTCAGTTGTAGTTCCTAAAGTATTAGTTAAAGCTTGCCCTGTTACATCTATAAAAGCCCCTGCATCAGTAACAACAGTACCTGTTGTACCAACCATTGGTTGACCTGATACAGATACGTTAGCATCGCCTGTATTAATAAGTGAATTTTCTTGTGCTGTTAATTGAATCCCTGATGGATATGCAATTGTATCTGAAGCATCAGAACTAAAAGCTGCCTCTGAATATGCGGTAATTCCCAAAGCCATGGAACTACATCTCTTCTAATTTAAATCTGTATTTTTTACCTGATTTGTTATTTAAAATAAATAAACTTTCTTCACCCTCTTGAATAGTCCAATTACCTTTTGTACCATCAACTGCGTTACCTTCTGATTTTGCTTCATTAGTTAAGTGTAAGTCACCAGTGTATATATCTCTCCAAACATTACCTGATGCACCTAAATCGTAAGTATCATTTGTTCCTGGAACTATAGCACCAGTTACAGTTAAAGTAGAACCATCAAAAGTTAAATTAGCTTCACCATTTAAACTATCTGCATCAGAATAAGTTGCTATTCTATTATTTGCTCCATTTGCAGTAGAAGTAATTGCTGCTGCTGCAATAGTTTGAAAGGAAGGTACTGCTCCAGCTCCCGCTGAAGTTAAAACTTGTCCTGAGTTTCCTGTCGCTACTGCTGCTGGGTTTCCGGATGTGTCATAAGTAATTAAGTTACCATCTGTTCCTGGAGCCATTTTGGCTAGTGTAACTGCATCATCATTTATTTTTGCTGTCTCAACTGCACTCGCAGCAATCTCAGCTGTGTCTATAGCGTTGTCTGCCATTAGAGCGTTCGTAATTTGAGAATTTGCAATGTGAGCTGTGTCTATTGAACCGTCAACGTATTGATTACTGTCTACACTGTTCGCTGCCATTTTGGCAAGTGTCACATTAGAATCTGCTATCTTGGCTGTCGTTACTGCATCGTCTTGAATTTCTGCTGTTGCTACTCCTGCATCTTTAATTGTTATTGCACCAGAGCTAGCTGCAAAGTTGTCTGAGCTAAATGAGGCAGCTCCTTTGGCAGACGTAGAAGCATCTGCTAAATTTAATGTAACATCTCCTGAAGATCCACCGCCTGTTAAATTTGTTCCAGCTGTAACTGCTGTAATATCTCCAACTGTAGGTGTTTGAAAAGATGGTTCTGATCCCGCACCTGCACTTGTTAAAACCTGTCCTGCACTCCCTGTTGCTATCGCAACTGGATT